CCGTCCTTTTGGAAGGCTTCGGTTAGCTTGCCGATCATGCCGATCGCTTCAGGCAGCAGGGTCTTTGTCATGCTATCTGAGATCGGTTTTACGACCTCGCCAACCAGGCTGTTCGCGTTATCCTTCAGTGTGGAAATTAGGCCGTCAAACGTGGTGCTGGCCGTCTCCATGCCCTTGTAAAACTGACCGCCGGCAGATGTCGCTTTCTTGAATGCTGCTGTCACTTCGTCAGCAGATACGCCGCCCTTGGACATCCGCTTTGACAGGTCTTCCATGGACTCGCCGGTCGTCTCGGAAATGACCTTCAGCGGATTGAATCCCGCCTCGATCATCATCTGGGCGGTCTCGCCCGTAAGCTTGCCTTGGGACTGGACCTTGCCGAAGGAATTGGCCAACCGGTCCAGCTTGTCCTTATTGCCAAGCGACACGTCGCCCAGCATGGTCAGGATTTCGGTTGAGTCTTTCGCTTCAACGCCGAAGGCCAGAAGCGTAGTTGTGGCGGTGGCCAGATCGGCCATCTCGAACGGAGTCTTGGCGCCCAAGACTTTGAGCTCATTAACCTTATCAATAGCCGCTTCTTCACTGCCCAGCATCGTTGAGAAGTTGGCAGTATACATCTCCATAGCGGCGTTGTACTTGACACCGGACGCAATGGCGGCGCCCATGCCAGTGCCGACGGCCGCCAGGGCGCCTACAGTTATCCCTGCCATCGCCTTAGCTGCGCCGCCTACAACTCCAAAGCCCTTTGACGCGAAGCTGCCGAGGCCGCTCAGGCCGCTCTTAAAACCGGAATGGTCCAGCTCTGTGCCGATTTTTACTGTACCGTCGTTGGCCAATGAGCTCACCACCTTTATTAGTGAAAATCATCGGCACAACGGCACTACTTGATTTTGATTTCGAATTCCTTTTTGCAGTTTTTGCCTTTGCATCGGACGAACAGTCCTTTGCATTGGCTGGTTTCGTCATACTCGATCGGCATCAAGTAGCCACAGTGCGGGCACCTAACTTTCATTCGCATGCTGTGCCTCTTTCGTTCTGCGCTTGATAAAGCTTTTCATATCAGCATCGCGCTTTGCGAGCTTCATTTTTAGGTCGGCTGTTTCTTCGACATCCAGGGCATACAGCTTTTTCATTTCGGTGTAAAGGGCTTTCTGTTCCTTGCCCATGCCTGTTGTTTTCGCGGCACGGTAGCCCATTATCTTTGATATTTTCAGGTTGTCGTCCAGGGATTCGAACATTGCCTTGAACTTCCACCAATGCAGCTCTTCGCTGCGCAGGTCCTGCAGATCGATCTTGTACTGGGTCCGAAAAGCGGAGTAGATATAGGGCGCGTCCTGCTCGAAACAGTAGCACCGTTTCACACCGGACGCGCCCCTACCTTTGCTTGGTTGATCCTTCTTTTCGGCCTTGCCGCCGCGATAGAACCACATCATCTTCTCAAATGCCAGACTCCCGTCATCGGGAATTTCGTCACCGTAAAATAACAACAAGGCATTTGAGACTCGCTCATTATCGGACAGCTTCTGATCAAAGATGCAGATTTCAATTAGGATGAATGTTCGAAATCCCCAATTGACAGGATACTTTCTGCCGTCTATCATGACGGTTGTTGGCAGCTCGTCAATCAGGATGTTCATTTACCGAACCCGTTTTGTGTCGTACTTCGAAAGCAGTTGCCCTTTCGCCTTTCCAATCTCCTCGCAGAAAACGGAATACGCATCCGTCGCTACAATAGAGTTCTTGCAGTCCTTTAGTACGTTCACCCCGGTAGCTGTGACAAAGAACGCTTTGAACATGTCGATAAAGGCCCTATTGACCGCCGACATCTTGTTTCCAGCGGTGGCCGCTTTGATTGTTTCTTCCGACTTGCTCAGGTCGTCGAGGGCTTTTTCAAAAGCCTCCGACTGGTCGACGTCGTGGATGTCGAACTCAAATTCGACACCATTGATTTTCATCTGCATCTTCGTTACCTCGATTCCTGGCCGATATTAGGCCGTGGTTGTGAATTCCTTGGCTACCGCTGCTAGTTCCTGACCATACACATCGATGACGCCATTGATTGCCACGATGTACTTAGTGGTACCGGACAGGGCGCTGGAGGGCGTGAGCGTGAGAACCTTTTTCGCAGCGTCCCAAGCCTGGGAGTTGGCCACGATGTCGCCGCTGGTAGAGTCGATCAGCGAGACCGCGCTCTCTGAAATGGCATTATTGAAAGTCATGACCACTGAAGCGTTTTTGGCAATGCTTTCTGCGGCATCAGCCGGAACAATCGAAGACAGGGCAACCGCCGAGACAGATCCAGGAGTCCAGGAATACGCAGCAGGAGCGGCGCCGACTTTCTTCAGGTCGATGTCGACCGCGGAGGCTTCGCCAGCGTTGCCGGATCCGTCAGAGTTGACGACGATCGAGACCTCGCCGGATTCACCGACACCGGTCAGGATGTTGAAATAGACATAAGGGACAATGACCGCGTTCCCCTTGCCCTGGGCGACAGCCAGCCCGAGCATATAGTCCTGGGCGGCATCACCGATATACCGATCGCCAGAGATTTTGAAAGATCGCTGGTGC